CACTCTGCACGGTCACCCGATCGCCGACCGGGCGCACGTCATCGTCATTCAACGCAGCGGCCACCGTCGCCAGCAGATCCGGCGGCGCTTCGCCTTCCCCGTCCAGCCCCAGCACCGTTACCGTAACGTAGCAAGGCTTCGGGCTTTCGGCCGTCGCGTCTGCTACCAAGCCCGAGGCGTTGCGCGCATGCAGGATGTAGCTGTTACGTGGGCCGGCTGTGGTCAAGCCCTCATAGGCCAGCTGAATGCGTTCGCGAAACGGGTCGTCGTCTTCCATGACCTTGGGCACCGGCGGCACCGCCAGCAGATCCTCGGCCTGAATAACCAGGCGCTTGAGATTGACGTTGGCCCCCAAGTGATCGAGATCGCCACGAATGGCGTGTGCCAGCAGCAGCGCCTTGCCGGCGTCATTGACCCGGGCACGGTTGCCGACCTTGATATAAGCCCCGACCTCAAGCGTCTTGACCACAGGATCGCTTTCCAGCGCGGCCGTCCAGTTGCCACCCATGTATCCGCGAAACACGCCCAGCCCGTCCTGATAAACCTCTTCGAAGTCCAGAGGCTCCAACACGGTCGGTGCCGGCAACGACGACAGATCAACGGTACTCATGCGGCCACCTCCAACGTGACGCTGTCGCCCAGGTACTTCCCGACGATTAGCAGATTGATTTGCCCGCCAATGACGGAAATGACGCGCACCTGGTCGAGCTTCAAACGCGGCTCCCAACGTCCAAGGGCGCGGGCGACCTCAGCCTGTACGGCGCTTTTCCAGCCCTCGTTAACGGGCAAATCGACAAACCGCCGCAGCTTGCTGCCGTACTCCATGCGGTGCCGGCGACTGCCAAGCGGCGTGCCCAAGATGTCTGCGATGGATTGGCGCAGGTGCTCGATGCCGGATATGGGTAGGCCGGTGTGGCGATCCATTCCGATCATCTACGTCACTCCTTGAACGGCTCGTATTCTTCGCTGGCTTTCAGGAACTTGACCGCCTCGAAGTCAGAGACCGGCACAACGACCGTCGCCTTCTCGACCGGATAGGAACGGTCAGTACCGGGCACGATCAATTGTCGCGACGTGAAGAGCTTGTCGCGGAATTTCAAGAATTCTTGCGATGAGAACGCTGAGGACGCAATTGCCGGTTCCGAGGACGCTTGCACCTCAGTGGCGGTCGTATCGATCTTGGCCATGTATTTCTCCAGGCATGAAAAAGCCCGCACTGGGCGGGCTGGGGTGAGTTGAAATTAATGCGTGTGGTGATTGCTGTTCCCGGTGGCATCAATGATCGCGCCGGCGCTGGTGATGCCCTTGGTAACGTGTAGCGCGCCGTCGATCATCACCGCCGCTTTCAGATTGATGTTGCCGGTGGTTACGTTCACCGCGCTATCGGTTACGACCGCTTCCGTGCTGGCCACTTTGATGGTGACCGTCCCGCTCGGCAGCGTGATGCTGTAACTCTTGGCCTGCCAGTCGTAGATCAGCGAGCCGCCATCATCGAAACGCCAGACCTCGACGTGGTCGCGATTGTCTGGCGGCGGGCCGGCATTGCCATACAGGCCCGGGACAAACGTGCCTTGCGACACGTCGCCGCTGGGACTGATCAAGCTGCCCTGCTCGCCCATGGACGGCGCCCGCCAATGTCTGGCCTTACCGGCAGCGATGCTGTGCCAGCGAACCCAAGCGCTAACCCATTCGCCATCAGACACCCGGCACGCCGGCGGTGAAGCAGCAAGATCCACCGCAACCACATAGCAAGCCTTGACCGCCCCAGCGAGCATGCGGTCGTGCTGGGCACTCGCGTAGCCACTCACATATCCTCCGCAGGGACAAAGTCCTCTTTGGCGTCGTTGTTGAATCCAATGAGCAACATGCCCGGCGGCTCGTCAGGCCAAAGCCATTCCTCCGGGCCGAGATAGACTTGCTGAGTCCACTCCACCAGCCACACGGTGTATCCATCCAGATGCGGCTGCGTCCAGTCCTGCAGCGATTGCACAAACTCGGCGGGCTCAACTTCCAACCCCCACGTCTGCGCACGCAGCAGCACCGCCAACTGGGTCGCCAATTGCACGGCCTGTTGGTGATGGTGCGGCTTGATCGGGTCAACAATGATCCGAGCCTCGAACTTGCAGACCAGCGAGGTTTCGCCGGTGCCGATATCGGTACCCGGCTCAATCTCGGCCACCTCCAGAAACACCGCCGGCAGCAACACGCGATCCTTAATGTCTGGCCAGGCTGTAACGTCCTGCACGCCGGGCAAGTGGGTACGCAGATGCTGTTCTACAGCCCGATAGAGCTGATCCAGGCTGAACGGTTCCTCAGACATTGCCGATCCTCTTAAGGTATTTCTGCAGCTCAAAGTTGAGTTCTTGTTTGAGAATCGCCAACAGGATCTCATCTGCTTTTTTGACCCAGCTGTCGAAATGCGGCCGGGCCTGTTCCAGCGACACTTTGGCCTTGGCCAGCGGGAAACGACTGCCGTTTTCGGCAACCCAGCCCGAACTCGCCCCACGACCGGGGGTGACCGTGCTGTCGGGGTAGTCGTCCCCGTTGAAATGCTTGCTGGCTGTGCGAATCCAGATGTCGGGTTTGTTGCCGTAGACCTTCTTGAGAAAGGCACCTTCGTAACGCCGCCCCGCCACTGATACGCCGCTGCCGGTTTGCCGCGCCCGGCCGATCCGGCTGGACTCGATGGCGTTCAAACCGAACCACAGTTTGCCGCTCGCAGCCGCGCCGGAAACTGGATAGCTGCGCAACCGCTGACGCACCGCGGCTACGGCAATGCGCTCTGACCGGCCGACTGCCCGGGCGATGTGCGTGCGCAACCTTCCCAACGTTTTGTTGATCGCGCGCCGATGCGCCGCAGTAGCCGCTTTCGGCACCAACTTGGCAAAGTCCTGGAACGCCTGAAAATCTGGGGCCGAGGACTGGATAGAGATCATCCCGCCCCCGGCCGAGGGTTTGAAATAGCTGCCTACGCTCATGGCCGTAACCTCAGAATCAAGGCGACCAAGCCGTCACCGCTTGGCTCCAGTTGCAGCAGATCGTAGTCACCGCCGCCATCCAAGGCAGGCAAATCGACGCTGACCAGCAGGCCCTGCTGCAGACCTTGCGAATCGCTGACGCGGATCTCAAAGCGCGGCTCGCGCAACCCGGTGTTGAGCTTGCCGAACTTGGGTTGCAGCCAGGGCGCGGCAAACATGCCGAACACTGGTTCATCGCGACCCTCGATCCGTGCGGTGTCGCCCAGCGTTTCAAACACTACCGCGTCGACCTCGGCGATCAGATCGCGAAAGCCCATGGTCAGAGTTCCAGCAGGATCTGAGCGCGCGGTCGAGTGCACAAGTGCAGAGGGTTGGACTGCGCTTCACCGGCCATGCCCTTGTTGAACGGCAATGGTTCGATCTTGCTGTAGTACGGCACGCCCTCGGTGTTGACCGTTTCCATATAATCGGCCGGCGCGAATACCGAGATGTACAGATCCGGCACACCTTCGGGAATCAGTAGTGCCTTGTCGTCGTGCACAAAAGTGATGCCGGCGATCTTGCCACGGTAACGCTCCCAGGTGATGCCGCCATAGTCGAAGCTTTCGCGGGCATCACCGCGCAGCGAAGCCGCTTGCTGGGTGTTGAGGTACGTCGCCTTCACTTCCTTGAGTTTCAGCATTGCGTTCCAAAAGTTCTTGCCACAGAAAGCGCGCGAACCACTGCGGGTAACGCTCCCGAGAGCATCCTCCTGCAAATCCAACGCATCACCACACTTGATACGGAAGTCTTCGTCCGAGCCACCAAAGCCCATGGACAAGGTTTTACGTTGCACTCCAAAACGCTCATACAGATCGAGCAATACTGTCTTGCCGTCGGCATCGTAGATTTTGCCGTTGAGCGCGCCCAGACGCTGGAACTCGTGGGTAACATCCAACTGGCGGCGAGCCTTGGCTAGCCGCTTGTTGACCACGTCCTGTACCGACTGCAACTCGGAGCGCGTACCGAAAGCGCGGATGCCCTGAATTTCATCGGCCTTGATGGTGAAACGCTCAGGCAGGTGCACGGTGTTGAACGGGATCAGGGTGCGCTTGCTGCCAGCAACCACCAGACCAGAGGTACCGCGCTCACCCGCCGGCACCAGCGCCAGCGTGTCGCCGTCCTTCTCGATTTGCACGGTCAGGGTGGTGATGCCTTCTTCCTGGAACAGACCGAGGCTGCCGATACGGCCGGGCACGTATTCCTGTTCGTTGATGGCGGCGGTCAACGAGGACACCGAAAACGCCTCGTCGTTGAAGATTTGAATGTCAGCCATGAAGCAGTCTCCAGAAAACAAAAAACCCGCACATGGCGGGCTGAAAAATTCGAGGGTAATCGCCTTAACGGACGATCACGTTATGGGCGGCCAGCGCTTTCTCGGCCGCCAGATCCAGACCACTCAGGTGCGCTTCGCTGACCTCGGCCAGGCGCACCACCGCGCGACCGCGACGGACAATGTCAGACGAGCTCAGTGATCCGAAAAGAATGGCCTGGGCGTTTTCGCTGCCGTCTTCGGCGGTCGGGTTGTACGGAGCGAATTCTCCAGTGGCGGTGACCAGTCCAAGGATCTGGCCAGGCTCCAACGCCGGGCCTGCTGCAACGTTGATTGCTTCGCGGGAGATGGTGCCGGCACCTTCGGACAGGAGGAATTCTCCGGCGTGCATCGGTTCACGTTGAATGGTCATACTCAAGCTCCAGTAAGAGAAGTTCGTTTTCCGGTGTGCGCCGCTTGGCGAGCAGACCAGATCGAGGGCTGGTCGATTTGCCTGGCATGCACCTTTGGCACCGGGTCATCATCGAGTGGCAGACTGCTGTCGATTTCAAAGCCCTTGCCGCTGGTGACAATCTTGTCGAACAGACGCACGCGCACTGCCGCAGCGTCCAGACCTGCGGCGACATACTCGGCGCTGAATTCCGGCAGTCGTGCGGCCACGCAGAGGTCGTTCACTGCCTTGGCACGTGCCAGTCCAGCCAGAACGATTTCTTCGCTTTCGAGCTGGGTTGAACTGAGCAGTGGCTCGACCAAGTTACTGATGCCCGCCGCCGTGCAGCGTTGAGTGATCAACAGTGCCAATTTGGCCGAGTCGATCACCGGCGGCACCAGCGGCGGATCTACAGGTTCAAGCTCCGGATCCGGATCCGGTTCGGCTGGCTCGTCGAGCTGGGCCAGCAATTCGGCCGGGGCGTTCTGGAATCGTTGCAGCACCGCGCCTTGACCGAGGCAGGCTTTGACCTTCACGCCGTCACCGACTTCATCGGCAAGCCCCAGTGCCACCGCTTCGTTGGCGGTCAGCCAGGTTTCAGCAGCCACCAGGCGCCGCAACTCGACTTCATCGATGTCAGGCGCCTTGGCTTTGTACGCCGCAATGATCGCTTCCATGGTCTGGTCAAGAACGTCGGCGACCTTGCGAAAGTTGTCCGCATCACCGGCGGCGTAAGTCCATGGGTTGTGGATCATCAACATCGCGTTGGAGGCGATCACCACCCGGTGAGCACCGCACACGGCCACACTGGCCGCACTCGCTGCCAGCGCATCGATCCGCCCGGTGCAACGTTCGCCCAAGCGCGACAGTGCGTTGTGCATGGCCAGACCGTCGAACAGGTCGCCACCGATGCTGTTGAACGCGGCCACCACCGGTGACACACCGTCATCCATGGCGCGCAGATCCTGCACGAACTGATTGGCAGTGATGCCCCAGCCGCCGATCTCGCCATAGACGAAAACTTCGATCACTCGCTCGGTGGCCTCGCCGCTGGCATGCACGGCGTACCAGGTCTTGTCCTGAACCTCTACGCGTTTGCCGGCGCGGTTGTAAATGCGCGGTCGCGCTTGTTTGCTCATAGTTGCTCCTTGTCGTCGTTGTCTTCGACGGCATCCAGGGTGTTGTAGTTGAGGCCCAGTTTTGTGGCCCGCGCGAGATCGGCGGCGTTTTCCAGATCGACCGTTTCGGCGTCGTAACCGGTGCGCAGAACCATTTCGCTGCGCGAAGAAAAACCGGCCTGCACTTCCATCCGCCGTGCCTGCACGTCCTGCACCGGTTGAATGTAAGCCCAGCCTTGTGGCACCCATCGGGTACGCAGATAATCGCGGCGTTTCTGCGCGTAATCGTCCAGCACCAGGACACCCGAAAGCACCGCCATGTCCATCCACGCAGCGCGTACCGGCCGGCAAAGTTGATGCACGTACACGCTGAACTGCAGTTGTTCCAGGCGGCGCCGAAATTCGTTGAGCACCACACGGAGCGCTCGATCGTTGATGCCGCGCATGTCGCCGGTGAGGATCTCGTAAGGCGTGCCCGATCCCGCTGCTGCAGCCATCAATTGCTGCCGCATAAAATCCGGGTAGTTGTTGCCTGCGTCTGGTGGTTTGGAGAACTCAACCTCCTCTCCTGCCCCCAGCTCCTGCATCGTGCCGGGTTCGAGCGCGACCATCGGGGTGAAGCCGTCGCGATCCAAATCCAGCAACGCGCCGGTGACTGGATCGCGGGGCGTCTGCCCCGAATCCGGCGCTGGCCGCTTGATGAAACCAGCGAACAGGTTTGCCACTTCCTGCCGGAACAAAACCGCGTCGTCGTAGTTGTCGAGACTGCGCAGTCGCTTGAGCACCGGCGACAATCGCGGCACACCGCGCAACTGGCCCGGCTCGACCGGTTCGAAGATGTGCAGCACCTGAGTCGCCGG